CCGTCAGGAACAGCCCCCACAGCCTCCTGAAGCCATTTTGCGGCGCGTCTAGTACCTGAGTTAACACTAGCATCAAAAACGCAGTAGTTAACGCCAGATGGAAGGTCATCCGCTTTTACTCTGTCCCAGTATTTGCGTTTATACAATGTAGATACATCGGCTGGCGTGAGCGCACGCATCTCGGATTCGCTTGACTCACGCCCAACCCACTCCTCAAAGACTGCGCGGGTAACACCAAGGTTGGTCATGCCGCCGGGGTCTTTCGGATGGTCAACAAAGCCACCTTCGTGCTTTAAAACGTGGTCAAGTGCTTCTGTGAAGTTCATAGTGAGTCGTTTGCTTTAGGTTTGATTTCAATGCACGCCATTCGGTATGCCTGTGCCTTGCCACTTCGCTTTATCAGCGCCTCGGCTTTATCGTTCTGGGTAGCGCACTGCTCAACAGAGACTGATATGTCGCCTGAATAAAACTCGCAGTTGTTAGTAGACAAGCAGATAAACAATACGGGTAGCCAGACAGACATATTGGCCTCTACTTAATAACGCCCCGTAATTGATCGCCCTTGTCTTTGCTTCCAACGCTTGAGCCAAAGTAGTACGACAGAATCTGAGTCACAGCGGCTGACAGCACCCCAAGGATGTAAATCAAAATATCCTTTGCCTCTGGCTTCACCTCAACAAAGATGAGAACCGCGAACAGGACAAACGATAAGCCTGTGACCCCAAGCGCTAGAGCAGGCGTAACGATTTTGTTAAGTAAAGGTGCATTTGCACTTGAAGCAATAGCCATCTCACGCTCACGCGCACTGTTTTTATCCGCAAGAATAGCTGTAAATTTGTCATGCTCAAGTTGCTTGAGTTTTAAAGCCGCCTCTGGGTCTGCTTGAATCGCTTTAGTCACCGCCGCTACCTCATCAGCAACGCCAAACTGTTTTGCCAATGCTGATACAGCCATGCCGCCAAGTGGTCCACCAAGTGCAGTACCAATCGCGGGAGCAAACTTGCTCACCATCGAAATGAGATCATTCATTAAATGTCACCCTTTGTGGCTATCAAGTAGATGAGTCCAGCAACAATGACTAGCCCGGTCACAACCGCTATGACAATCAACACGCCGTTTATCCAAGCCCACACCAATTGTTTGCGTTTGTAGATTGCCAACGCTTTCTCACGTTCGGCTTGGTCTCGCTCACGTTTCTTTTTGGCTTGATGGGCAAGAAAATCGTCGTATAGCCCCGCCCGACCGCTGTATATAAGTAGCGTTTTTAACTCAGCCTCAGATTCTCTCAAAGCCTCCAGCGCCCAGAACTCCTCCGAGTCGCTACCCTTTGCAGATGCCTTCTTTGCTATCTCAGCCTTGAGGCCGAAATACTCACCTAGCTTTGCACCACAGGCGGCTATCTCATGACCATTTTGCAAGGTGGTCTTGATGACTGCAAACGCGGCATTAGCCGCCGCGAGTTCAAGAAGCATTACTTAGGCAATGAACCGTGACCACCGAGCCACATAGCTAGGCCAACGACCGCCGCGCCAGTCAACCACGCCAATTTGGTCAGAATAGACTTTCCGACCTGTTGGTAGACGCGGTTAAACGTTTTCTCAACAGCACGGTCTACGATAGCGTCAATCTGGGCTTCGGTGAGTTGGACTTCGTTGGACATGGTTTAATTTTCCCAGTTCTGAGCGTTGACAACGGCTATCAGTTGCTCGACATTTTCGCACAAGTTAATTGCCGCTTCAAGTCGGTCGGCTTCTGCCACAATCGCCGCACGGCTTGCAACCACGTCAGCAGGGATCGCCACGTCACGCTCTGCCTTGCGAATCACCATCCAGTCAGTACCAGCCAGCATAGAGCCAGCAGTAGCCTTGACCTGAGCAATCCAGTTGGACTTCAAGCCCTTGGTTACCAGACGCTCATCGCTGTCAACCATAACTGGGTTAGCGGGGTCAGAGTTGTCCAGCACCTTGACAAACAGGGGGTTGCCGTCTTGGTCAACCTCCTCACGGTCTTCCAATGCCTTGGGGTTAGTGATGTCGCCATTCCAGTAGAAGCGGTCATCAGCACGGGTTGCATCAGCTTCCCATGTAATACCCAAGGCTAGTCGGGCTTCAGACATTGACCTGCGTAACCAGTTTGCAGGGTATTGAATGTCACCCAACGTAAAGGCACGGTCGAGTGGTAGAGGTTTGTTGTTTACTTTGTACATATGGTTTCCTTATCGTGCAAGTGAGTTTTTGAAAGGGTTCTCGGCAAAAGCCATGTAGATGTAGGTTTCAGCACCGTTGTAATTTGCCGAAAGATTATTTCTCCACTTAAACCCGTTAGATAATAAATCAATACCTTCGTACCCAGCGCCTGTATATGCAGTGCCGGGGGTATTTGGTTGAAACGCACCATCCATAACACCAACACCATTTGCCGTTCCTCTAGCGGTGTCCCACAATAACCAATCTCTACCAGCACTTGTAGATCGAATAATTAAAAATGCGGGTCTAAATCCTAAATACACAAACGGGCCATCAGGAGAATTGTTCCCCACATAGCTACCGAACTTGGAGTACCCTTCTACATCGGCGAAACAGTAGGCAACGTAGGTGTTGCTTGAAGTATTAACAGCAGGGTGATTAAGCGAAAATACCGTTGATGTAGGCGATGTGTTATTCCACAAACTTACTGCCGAAGAAGCCGCGGCTGTTGAGTTTAACGCTATGTATTTAGTATTTCCTAAACTAACGTGGTAAGAGTTCCAATCATAACTAGCAGAGTTTCTTGTTTTGACAATCACCATACTTGGCGCAACACCAAGCCCATGCCCCACAGTAGATGGTTGTGTGCTATTACCCGTATAAGTCACAATGCTAAAACCAGCGTCTTGGTTCACCGACCCCACGCTTGCAATAGTTGCGCCGTTTGTTCCTGCGTCGTTGCTAAAGGCTGTCCCAGCTTTCCAACCCCAGCCAACGTAAGTTCTGCCAGAAGTGTTAACAGCCGCACTAGCCCCTAACAGGAATCCGTTCTTGTTGAACTGAAGCAAAGAGTTGACATCAGTTACCTCAAGAGCCGTATTGTCGGACTTTAAGTAATCATGTACACCACGCACACTATCAAACAGAGTATGGCTTTGTGCCGCACTTCTTGACTTAATCCACACCAAGTCAGGCGTTTCCAAGTCATTAGTTACTTCAGGAATGTTGAAGCTGTTAAGTGTCTTGAAGCCCGTTGGAGGTGTATATGCAAATGGGCGTTGACCGAAGTTGGCTGTCCAGCTTGAGTTGTAACCAAAATAAGGAATCCATGTTCTGGCTGTAGAAACGGCTGTATCAATAGCCCCAGTTCCAGCGGCTGGATTCCCAGAATTCATCCAAGTTCCATTTTTGCCAAACCATATTTTTCCATTTTGATATGCAATCATTACAACATCATTTACAGCATAAGAAGTATATGTACCAGCAGAGCTTCCAGTAGTTCCGCTTGCTGTATTGTAATAAGCACCAGTGCGAGACAAAATTGCTTTATCAACAAAAGCGTAAGAAGCGCCGGGTGCGGAGGATGTTGTTGTGGTTGAGTCAATAATTCCTATGTAAGTGCGAGCCGCATCCAAAGTTGTGCAAACGCCTTCCCAATACCAACTTGTTGTATCCCCTGCGGCAATTCCGAAAGTTCCCCAAACGTGTGTTGGAATACCCGCTCTTGCGGCAGATAAATTTCCATTTGACATGGTTGGGTAATTACCGCCAATAAGATTACTCAATGGATTCAACACCGCATAGTTACCAGCATCCGCATAAGGCGTAGGCGAGTCCACCATGCTGTCATAGGTCGAACCAGCGGTTAGGCTAATGTTGTTTGGAGTCCAATCATTACCCGCACCACTTTGGTCTGCAACCAAGGTAGCCGTACTTGTCGTGTCGCTGAAGTCTAAGTAAAAACCGTTGGTTCCGTATGTACCTGTGTAGGCTTTAGGAACCCAGTAGTTGTTACCATCGTAGTCGCCCAAGTCCGATGGGGTTAATGCTTGCCCATCGATGAAGTTGACTTCTGCTAGGTAGCCGTCGTGCGTGTCCCCAGAGGACGGAGTTCCAATACCGTGGTAAGCGTTATTGTTTATTGCTCCGTCAAGGTTTAATGTTGGATAAGATGCTGTATAAAAAGAAGTTATCTCAGAGCCGTTCACATACATTTTTATTCGGTTGCTTGTAGTAGCTTGAGTTGTATCAAATGCAATAATAATATGATACCAAGCAGACGGATCTCGGAAAACTTGATTTGTCCTCAAATCAAATTGAGTTCCACTAACGCCAGTAAAATAGAACTTCCCATCTGCTTCAAATCTAAAAGCAGTGGTGTAATTTGAGGGGGTTCCTGAAATGTAATTTACTACCCCTTGCTTTCCACGCTTGACCCACGCACTCCATGTCCAAGTCTTACGGTTTCCAGCAGACGCAGGTGTCCGACTCAGGTAAGCAGACGCACTTGCCCTAAAGCGTAAACTGTTTGAAACTTCATAAGTTGTAAACGGTTTCTGAATCTCACCCACCTGCAAGCCACCACCGTTGCCTGTGTACAAATATGTCTTGAAGTAGTCATCTCCACTAACAATCGTCGAGTCAGGCAAGTTACCCGTGTGTAGCGCTTTGAAGCCTGTGGGTGGCGTGTGGGCGAATGGGTGTTGACCGAAGTTAAACTCCCATCCGACATCGTTTGCAGTATCCCTATAAACACTAGCAAGAACCGCCCTAAAAGTTGTTGGTATTGTTTCGTCGGTTGCAACGGCAGTGCCATCTCTGTAAATGGTCATCAACCCATTGACTAAATCGTAAGCAAAACCAAGTACCGTTCCAGTAGTGAGTCCACCACCAATTGAGGTATATACACCATTAACAATCTTGTTTAGGCCACCATTTACACATTGAATACCGCTGTTTGTACCAGCAAAAGTTTGCGTTGTAGGCACTACTAAACCAATTTCACAAACTACTACTGCACCAGTATTATTACCAGCCGTAACCTCAAAATAAAATTTGTCTGTTGGCAACGTAATTGTGGCTATTGCAAAGTTGTTTTGTCCTGTGACGGCAGAACGAATCTTCAGATTCCCATCTGACAAAGTTGCATTAGCGGATTTGTGCAACGGATTCATCACCGCATAATTTCCACCGCCCGCATAAATCGTGGGTGTGTCTGTCATGCTGTCGTAAGTGACACCAGAGGTCAGCGATATGTTGTTAGGTGTCCAGTCATTACCGTTGCCTGATGAGTCAGCAACCAAGGTTGTCGTGTTTGTTGCATCGCTGAAAGGCAGGTAGAAGCCGTTATTGCCGTATGTGCCCTCGTATTCAACTGGTTGCCATACGCCTGTGTTTTCGTTGTACTCACCAAAGTCTGAGGGGGCTAGGGCTTGTCCATCAACCCAATAACATTCAGCCATATACCCATCAAAGAAGGCGGTATGGTTATACTGAAAATCTCCAATATCCCCCGTGTAGCCCGACTTATTCCATCTTTGAAAAGTAGCGTTTTGTGTCTGTGGCGTAGCGCCCCAAGATAGTGTTTGCTGAACCCCATTTACATACAAACGCATCCTGTCTACGGCAGTTGCATTGGTTGTGTCAAAAACTAAAACAATGTGATACCAAGCTGACGGGTCACGATAAACTGCCGCCGTTGATACATATCCCGAGTTATTAAGATACGCAATCCTTATTTTGTCATCAGTATTAAATTGTAAAAAATCATAGTTTACAGAAGACCAAATAAATTGTTGTACTCCCAACTTTCCTCTTTTACACCAACCAGACCATGTGCCTGTAGTTGTGCTTGTTGCAGAGCCTTGCGCTCTACTCAAATAAGCAGACGCACTTGGGCGAAAGCGCAAGGAGTTCTTAATGGTGTAGCCACCACCACCTTGCGATCCGAATCCTACGGGTAGTACGCTCATGCAAAGCTCCTTGAAACCATAATGTAAGTATTAGTGCCGTTGTCAAAATAAGCAATGACATACACACCCGCCGTAGATATGGCAGTCAGGTCATCGGCGTTAATCTTGGTCGTGCCAGCCGCCGTGATGCTGTGACCACCAGAGTTGTCTAGCAGAATAAATCCAGACTGACCAGCCGTGTGATTCGTGAACGTAAGCGTCCCCGTACCCGCTGGTGTACAGAAGAAGTTGTTGGTTGCTGACAAGTCAAACGACAAGTCGTTATCGGTTGTTACAGTGCCGCGTTGCGAGGCTGTAAACGTCTGAGAAACGTCTGTCTTAGCTGTGTCAGCGTCGTATGCCTGCACGTCGGTATCAATAACCAAGCCAAGGTTTGTACGCGCTCCAGTGGCGTCTGAGGCTCCTGTACCGCCATCCAAAACCGCTAGGTCAGTAATGCCGCTAATAGTGCCGCCAGTAACGATGACGTTTGCGCTTGTAAGCGAGTCACCAGATGAGCCGTCCTGAAAATTCTTCAGATGCGTCATCAGTTCGCGGATAGCGTTATTGATTCCACTAGGCGCACAGCCTTCGTCAATGTTAATTGACTGAATGTCCGTGTTGTTTGATGCCGTTGGGCTGTATTCGCTAATCTTTGTCTTTGCCATTTATTTACTCCATTGTTGACAAGTTGCCGCCAGACATACCGCCAAAGAAAGAACTTGTGCCAAGCAACCCAGCAGGCACTTGTGATGTTACACCCCGTGCCTTCTTCGCAAACTCAGCAAATGCGCTGTCATCTCTTAACGCCCTCAAAACCAATTGAGGGTCTTCACTTACTAAAACCTCGGCAACATCAGCGCGCTGTTTGTCTGTTAGGTTTGCTGGCAAAACGCTTCTTAGCATTTTACGCGCCGCGCTAACAATTGCCAATGGATTTCCAGTCATGGCAGAAGTAACTTCTTGCAAAGAAACGTCTGAGCCAATCCGACTTGCCTGCATCTGGGTAGGCGCGGTTCCAGAACCCCCCAAGATAGCCCCAGAAGCCTCCTGAGAGCGCGCCGCACGCCCTACGGTATCCAACACACCCTCTAACTCATCTTGAGGGTAAATGGTGCGTAAGATTTGACCTTCTTTGGTTTGAGGGTCGCTTAAACGCTTCATAAACGTCAGCTTATTGCCTGTCGCCATTTTGTTGCGAATAGCATCCATCACACCAGCACGCAAGTACTTCATGTTTTCAGGCGTGACTCTTTCAAAGTCAATGGAAACCTGATCGGCATTTTGCCCAAAAATTGTTTTGCCGTAATCAAACGAATCTCTTGATGAGCGTAACTTTGCGGCTTGTTTTCTTGTTTGCTCAACAGTCTTAACAACTGGTCGGTAAATACCGCTGTAACCTTCTGTGTCACCGCCACGCTCAAACAAAGTGGATGACTTGTTAATCTCAGCACGCAGTATCTTTTCGGCCTCCTTGAACCCTTGCCCAGCAGAGCCACGACCACCACGGAAAGCCTCGTCAGCCAAGTCGCGTAAACCCCGCATCAAAATCTCTGCGTCTTGCAACGTTGGTGCGCGGTCATAAACAACCTCGCCATCCTTTAGAGAAAAGAAAGGCGTCTTGCCTGTCTGCGCTTGATACGCTTCCTGCAACGCTCGCCCAGATGCGGGAGAGCGACGAATACCTTGCTCTATTGCTTGTAGCGTTTCTTGCGTTATAACGCCGCCACGCTCAAAGGCAGATCGGTATTGCTGTCCTTCCTGCTTTCTCATTACCTCATCGGCCTCGCCAACTACGCGGCGCACGTTACCTTGTGCGTCGGGGAACAAGGCGCGATTTAAGTCCTCTAAAGCCTTGCCACGCAGTTCTTCTGGTCGCTTGCTTAGTGAGCGCTTCAAAATCTCACTGGCCTCGCCACCGCCTCGCGCATACGCCCTGACAATATCTTGGATTGTCTTGTTTTCGGCAAGAATATCGCCGCGCATAACGCCTGCGAAAATCTCATCGTCGGTCATGTTAGTTTCTCTGGCAATCCTTTGGATTTCATTTTCTACAATCTTTGCACCACGACCACCAATCCTGCGACGTGCCATATCAATGAGGGCATTTGTCCCCATCTGCAAGCCCTTGCCGACACCATAGCCTACTGGCCCAGTCACAGCGCCAAATCCAACGCCAGCGGGGACTCGCGCAGAACGCTCAATGATATTACCCTCACCCGTGCCAAGAGCAGAAACGCCTCCGCTTACTCCGCCCACACCAGTAGTAGCGCCCAAAACTCTTAACAATGTTGGAGACTTTCCTAGCGCAAACTTTAACGCACCGCCGGGAGCAATCATAGAGCCGCCAGCTTCGTATATCAAAGCGCCTGCTGGGTCATCTTCACGATAGGCCGCTAAATCAGACCGAATCTGAGCAATGGTTTTATCAAAGTCTTGACCAGCAACCTTGGAGCGTACCAACGCCTCAATCTCATCACCAAAGCCAAGCGTCAAGCCTTGAGCCGCAGACCGCAATCGTTGCGGTTCTACTTGCGGCTTCGGCGCTGGTGCGCTGATTGATGGGAACGTAGACTGTGGTTGCGCTTGTGAGCCAGATGTAGCAAGTGACTGACGCAACGTCTGCAACTTTTCGTTAGATATTTTTGAAAAGTCGCCATTACGAATGGCCTGCAATTCTTCGGTTGTAAATGTTGATAAATCAGCCATTATTTAGAACCCTCTGCGGCGCAATTCTGCTTCCACCCCTTGCTGTAATTGGTTTACGCCACCGCCATCGCTTGGCTGGTATGGCGGCAACGCATAAAACGGCGCATACTTCTCCATCCCCTTAAGTTGTTTAAACTGGTTAAATAATGTATCGTGCCGCTTAATTTTGTTTTGAGCAACCTTGCGAATCGCCGCCAAAGCCGCTTTGATCTCGGTAGCACTCATGTTTTGAGTTCCAGCAGACGCCCTCTTGATAATCAAGCGCTCGTTTTCTGTAATCTGACCCTGACCCTTCATTGCCGCCGCCGCTTGCAGTTCTCCCTTTGCTAACCCCTGAACAAGAACCGCCGTATTAGCTAGAATTTCGTCTGCGTCTTTTCCTGCGACACCCAATGATTGACCGACTCGCAACAAGACCGTTCTGGTGTCTGCGGCAGGGCCGACAATCGCTTTATCCAAAGCCGAGTAAATCCTATCTGCGTTATCAAGCGTTTCTCTGGCTACCGTTGCTTGCTCTGTTGCGATACCAATCATTGAGCCAATGTCTTTGGCAACAGTATTAGAGAGCGCCTTTTCCCCGCCCACGTTTACATTTGTAGCGCCTGCTTTTTTCAGGGCTAGTTGGTAGTCAAGGAAACTACCTTTAAAACTTCCGTCGCTTGTGGCTCTTTGGTAGTCTCTGTAAGCGGGAGACTCTTTTGGAGCGCCAGCACCAACCTGCCGAACCTCACCCGTCATTGGGTCACGCTCAAACCGGGTAGCGCCTTCAGCAAGACTAAACATCTCAGGACGCATAGCCTTCTGAGCGTTCATTAGGTCACCCAAAGCCGCACGACCTTCAGCCGTTTGCATCAACTGAGGAGCAATAGCTTGCAAGTCAAACCTAGCAGGTGTTGCTTGTCTCGGAGGTACAACTACATCAGGGCTATCCATGATGCCTTGCGTAGCCGCCTGTGCTGGTCTGTAAGCGCCACCAATCAACCCTTGTACATCTGTGGCACGTTGCTGAGACTGCATTTTTCTTTGCATCTCTTGCATTGCTAACTTTTCCTGCGCCTGTTGTTGCAAAGTGCGCTGGTAGCCCTCTTTTGCCCCTGACATACTCTGAGCCAAGCCACTCAACGTGCTAACTGGCCTACCAGACTGAGGGCGAGCCGCTTGCGACAACTTTGCCGACAGATCATAAAATGCCTGAGTAGAGGCGCGTCTTTTAGCCGCCTGCAATTCTTCTTCTGACAGCAGGCCGCTGTATACTGATGGAGTGCCTCCGCCAATGTACTCACCAGCGCGACCAAGTAATCCCATAATGTCGTTTATCGCCATAACTTAACCCCAAAAATTAAGGTCTTTGCCTAAACCCCAAACGTCCCTTGCAAGGCCAATACCAGCGCTGGCCTCACTAGCTTTCTCAAGTGTTGGGTTGTAGTATTCGGGCGTCGTGGATGTTCCAGATGAGCCAGCAGGATAGCCATATATGTTGCTCAAGAAACTAGACAAGGCTTGTTGCGGTTGACTGTAAGCCGACTGCAAGTATTGCTCTTCAAGTTGACCAACGCCCAACAACTTACTAATGTCGCCATAATCAGCCGCCGCCATTTGAGGCGCGCCAGTAGCCGCCGCTTCTTGGCGACCGCGCTCTTGAGCGTAGTTTTGGTAGGCCAACTGTCCAGCAGTATTTGTCAGGCTTTGAGCCAACTGACCAGCCGCTTGGTTTTGAAACTCACCCATCGCACCAGAGCCGTATCGACCAGCGCGTGAAGCCTGTGAGCCAATGTTGCCAATCGCTTGGTTAAATGCGCTCGTAGCCTGTTGTGCCGCAGGCTGGAAAGCGCCTTGGAAGAACGGGTTCCCAGATAAGTAATCACCCTGAACCGTCCCCAACTGCTGTGTTTGAGCCGCGCCCAACAAAGGAGAACCTTGCATAGCGCGGTTTTCTATCGCTTGCATGGCCTGTTGAGTAACGTCTGATGGCCCTACTACTGGTGTACCGCCAGCCTGATATAGGCGTTGGGATTCAGCTAGTCCATAGTCAAGATACGGCTTTACACTTCCGCTTGGCTCTGATGTAGTTGTAACGGTTTGGTAGTTGACTGCCATAGTCAGTTCCTTTCAAAGAATGGACTCGTAGGCGGTCGTCCTAGAGTCATTATATCAATCATTTTACTAACCCACAATAACGTAGGCGTAGGTTTTGTTTGCCGTGTCATTGGCAAAGTGCGAAAGCGTTGCTGAACCCTTGAACTGGGCGCTTATGTAAACATCAGCATAAGCCTTTGGTGCAATGTAGTTCACATTCAATGTGACAGATGGAACTGATGGCCGTGGGATGGTCAAATCAGCGGCGTAGTAGTCGAGTTCAACACCAACATCTGTGACAGAGCCTGCAATTTGCACATAGTCGCCAGCACTTAGTTCAATGTTTTTTTCACTCATGCCAACAAGGTAAAAGGGTATGGTTCCCGACTTCCTCGCGGCTAAACCAAACCTGCTTGCAGAGTGAACTACATCAACTCCGTTTTTTCGTATCCAGATGTCTGCGCTTTCAACAGTGTTTACGGTGTTTTTTAACTGCATTGTGTATTGAAAACTATACATACCATCATTTAGCACATATATTTTTGTGCTATCAGAAAGATATATTCCGCTTGAAGACTCTGTTGAATCAAATACAATCAAATCAACAGTTGCGCTACTCGTTGCAGTCTGCCCGCTGGTGTTTGTAAACTCACCATAAGGCGCTGAATCGACCTCTGCCGCATCAGAAAACGGAATCACTACTATCTTACTGTCTGGGCTTATGCGCTCGTCATACAGCGTTGTAGTGGTTGCATTACCCGTTGCCAGTGTGATAGTGCCGTGGTTGTTCGTCTTGCCATTCATGGCTCCACGCAAAACCTCCGAAACTGCGCGTTGGTCAGCACCGAATACTGGGACTGTACGAAACATTAGCGACCGCCCTGTGGGGCAATGTCAACATCAACAGCAACGGCATTAAGCCAATTGTCTCCTGTGGGGTTGACTTTAATTCGATGGTACTTGCCAGCGCTACGCAAAGCAACCCTGTTTTCCGATGTAGCCGCAACTGGCGTGGAATACGTTAATGGCTGGTCTAAACGCGCCCTAGACGCCACGGACACCGTAGCAGAGCCGTTATCAATCTGAGGCCGAGCCAATGTTACAACCGAGTTACTAGCACCAATGTCACCAGTAATAATCTCAGCATCTCTAGGCAAGCCTGTAAAAGAGTATACGGACTGGTCTTTAACGCCACCAAGGAAATGCTGACCACCAATAAACGCAGACGAATCTAAAGACTGCCCAAGCGCATCTATTGAGGTAGAAATATTGTCCAAGTCTTCAAGAGTTACGCCGCCTGTTGAAGCATCAGAAACATAGTCAACGATGCCATCAGCGTTTGTCCATCTTGCTGTTTTAAAGTTATAAATCAGCAATGACCGACCGCCGTTGATGTTGCTAAAGTTCCAAATCACCAACTTGCGTATCGGGTCAACAGCGGCTGACATTGACGAAAGGTTATTTACTTGAGCAACATTAAAAAAGTGGCGATCAACCTTCTCAGAGCCAATGGGCTTGACTGTCTGTCCATCGCACATATAGAAACCGTCATCTGACAAGAAGAACGTAATGCCCTGATATTGAGCAATAGAATTCTCCTCGCGGCATCCAGTTCCGCGACTGATATTGTCAAACTGGAAAATAAATGGCGTCCCAACGTAGGACATTCTATAAATAGCGTTGTCCATCAAGATCAAACCAAACTCGCCACCCCTAATGCCGACCACATTGCCGCCATCAGGAATGTCTTGGTAATCTGCTTGTGTTGTTTGCGAAAACGCCCACTCAGTTTCATCGTTGATGCCAGACCAACGGATGCGTGTGGGGTAGCGCGCACCAGACTCAAAAGTATTGGCAACCACGACAAAATCACGAACAACCGTAATATATTTTGCAACTGGTGCGCCAGCATCTACATCAGCAAAATTGCCGCCAGACGTTACGCTTAATGATTGAACTTTGTCTGCGTTGTTTGTAAACAAGGTGCTTTGACCAAACTGTGTAAACCTAATTCTGTCTCCTGATGGCGTTGCGTATGAGCCGCCAGAGACATTTGTGACCGTACCGATGGCAGAAACCTTATATACGTTAGCCCTTCCAGCGACATATAGCAAAGACTGGTTTGTCGGTGTCTGTGCTGTGTGCATGGTGTACAGGGTCTCACCGACACTAGAGGCAACTTCAACAGGCAAAGGCAAAGGGCCATACCCAATAGACTGAGAGATGACGTTCTTGGCCTCTGACAAAGCGCCAGAGATTGCAGGCTGATCTGGTAGCCACTCTCCAAATGTTAGACGCTGGGTTGCCATGTATTATTCCCTAGTTAAACTGGTGTCCATGTATTAGAACTAGCAGGAACGTTAATCCAGTCCTCGCCAATGATGCGACCGTTGCACAACACACTACCTTGAACGTAGGCACTGCCAGAAGAACTTAACGCGCCGTAAAGTTGGGCATAAGCATTTGAACTGGCAACTAAGTTAGCAATACCAGAAAATGCCATTCCGCCAAGGGCGCTCGTAGATGAGTCTGTACTAATTGAAGCGCTAGATGTTCTGGTTCTGTAATAGTCAATTGAAACAGAGCCAGAGGCGCTTACAGAGGCGCTAGATGACCTGTTCCTGTACGCATTAAGGGTGCTTGCCGCAAATGCGCTTACAGAGGCGCTAGACGTTCTGTTGCGTATTCCTGCGCCGCTAGTTGAGGCCAAGCCGTCAACCGACGCAGACCCATCGTAAATACAGGCTGTATCCCAAACTCCACTGTCAAGCGAAAACGCTAAAGAATCCAGATTACCAAACCGGTCTAAATCCTCTAGCGAAAATGGGCCACAAACATCTGCCATGTTAAGCCAATGTAACTGTTAAGTTGCCTGATGAAATGCTGAAAGAGTCGCCAATCTCAATAGCCTTGCTGGTGACTAAAGCGCCGTGATACATCAAGTTGCCAGAAGATGACGCATCAAAAATGCCAAACCATCCGACTGTACCCCATGCACCAGTGGCTTGAGCAAAATCAACATCAGCATCGGTTGCTGACACACCGTTTGACGGCGCGGCAAACGTTGCTGGACGCCTAGCATAAGAGCCTCCAGAAACTTCTGTGCCAGTACCCGCGTCGGTTGGGTCAGATGTAAACAGACCGACGTAAACGGTAGCTGGACTTGTGTACGCTGTGTTACGCAAGGTAGCGCTTACCAATGCGTCTTCTAAATAATTACTCATTGCAGACATAGAAAACTCCTTAAACTGCTTTAATTGCTAGTGGGACACCAGAATACTGACTTGATTCGTCAGACTTTGTGACTGAAGCCGAGGCGCGTTCATACATGGCAATCCATGTCTGCAACCTAGCGTCATTCATTAGGTAGGGTTCGGCCTCAATCAATGAGGCGTACAGCAACATATCAGGAACGTTAGCCATAAACACATTAGACGCATTTGCATCCCCCAAGAGTTCTGGTGCGGCATAGTACAGTAGCTGAACCGTGTAGACGGCACTTGGTATTGGTGCTAACTGAAACTCATCTGCCAAAATAGTGTACTCAATTGGCTTTCCGCTTGTTGAACTGTTTGCGTTGCGAGAAAGCGCAGACGGCGAAAAATAATTCAACGACTGTGTAGGATTGCCAACAACTACAAAGTCACGAACCTCAAGAAAGTCTGATGGCATTTCAACCGTAGAGTCTCCTGAATCTGTTGTCGTTGTTACTGACTTCAGCATCTGGCGAATACGCACCTCACGGCGCATACGGTACTCAGCCAAACGAATAAAGTCTGGTATTTGATCTGTTAGGTCAGTGCGAGCCAAGTAGTTGGCGACTGACGTTTTCAGGTCTGAATAGTTGGTAAGACTCATATAGTCCCCGATCTTGTTCGGAAGAAACGATTGTCAGGATTATTTAGCCATGAACGAAATCTTTTCTCGTCTAACACATGGAATCCACGCATGATGCCTTGCTTGTTTAGGTCATCAATAACAGTCAACGGGATAGAGGCCACCTTGTTGCCATAAACCTCGCCTGACCACTTGGCACGCTCATCGTACTGATTAAACTCTTTTTTGTTTTGCTCAATGATTGCGGTTACGTCTTGGCGTGTTTCGTAGATGACACCACCATCGCCATCAGCGTGAGCAACCGTTCTACGAAATTCAGTATTTTCCATATTGATATTTTAGCCGTATTTTGCTAAAGAAAAAAGCCCCAGACTTGTGATCTGAGGCTTCTCTCCTATCGCTTCAACTTATGACAAGTCAGCAATGATGCCGTGTGCGGCCTCGTTCTTAACTTCCAAAGTGGCTTCACAGATCAACTGAGTCTTCTCAGAGTCACCAGTTTTAGCCAATTCGTTGGTTGAGAAAGGACGCAGGTAGGCAATTGCCAGCATATCTGGGTCGATAACAAAAGCCGTCTCATCACAAGAGTTGGCGGCGTTCATAAAACGATTAGGAACGACGGACATCGAGCCGAAATCGCTGAGGTAAACGTCAGCCGCGCCGATGATGGTCGTTGCTTCGTTGCTAGGAGCCATGTAACGCTGTGCGGCGATACCAGCAAAGGCAGAGACCAACTGCTTGTGAGCAGGGTTGACCATCAGCACCTTGGGGTTGCCACCAGACTGGTAGACTTCCTTTACAACAGTCTTGAGGGTAGCTTCGTCAAAAGTGCGGTCAGTACCGTCAACGCGAGCAGTAGTGCCATTAGCACCAGCCACGCCAGAAGTACCGAAATCACCGTTGGTGTTCAACCATGACTGCAAACCACCCATTGTGCGAGCAGTAGAACTGTTGCCGTTTGATGCAACTTGGTTGCTCAATAGGGTCAATTCCATGTCGCGCTTGACTTCGCTAGAGGCTTTAGCCAACTGGTAAGCCTTTTCAGACTTGCGACCAGCTTTGTCCACAGCTTCCAACGTCCCGGCGATTTGCACGGTCTTTTGGAAAATTTGGGTCCGGTTGCCAGCGCGGGTCGTGACGCCCATAGTAGCGGAAGTCGCATCTGCACCTTCAACAGCGGCGTTGCTTAGTGACGCATCTGCGAGTGAGTCTACTTGCCACTCATGGTAGACAGCCGTAGCCTTAGTCTTGCCAATGGAAGACATAAGAGGCGTGTCAGTGGGGCTGATGTTGTAGATAATGTCTGACAGGTCTTCACGCTGACCGATAGCGGTATATGTTTGATAGGTAGCCATTTTTGATACTCCAAAAAATTACAAGAATCGTTCAAAAGCATTTGCCGCATCACGGACTTTGCCCGATTGACGCAACTTCTGCATCACTTTTTTATCTTGTGATGACTTGGTAGGAGGGTTTGAAGAACCTGCCTTCATGGTCTTAGGTGCTGACTGCACTCGTTTCAGTGCTTCAGGCTTAGACTTCTGTAAAGCATCGTACTTCATTGCCTTATACAAAGACAACACGGCGCGGTGGTCATAAATCGCACTCAACTCTTGGTCTCTGAATCCAATGGACTTAGCGTAAGACATTATTTCTTTCTTAACGCTATTTCCTTTTTCACCAGCTAACTCTGGGATAGCCTGCGTCATCAACTGGGACTCTTGTTGCAAGTGCGTCTGTAACTGCTCATTACGCTCGGCTTGTTGCTTTTCGGCAAGGCGTTGCTGTTCTGTGTTAATTACTGCGCGGCGCTTCTCAAGTTCAGTTCGCTCGGCAACCTTCACGGCATAGCCGATTGGGTCTGTTTCCTTTAGAGTTGTCAGGTCAACCTCATTGCCCATTTGCTGACCAAGGAACTGGTCAATCGCTTGTAGGCGCTGGGCATAGACCTCACGCTCTTTTTGCACTTCTGATACCTTCGCACGCTCGGCTTCAATTTCCTTGCGCTGGTCGGCTAGTGCTTGTGACTTCTGAGTGTAATCCTTGCTACGCTGGTAGCCGCTAATGAGTTCATCGAGGTCAACCTCTACCTCCTCGCCAGCCGCTTTCACCTTAAACTTTTGGGTTTCAGGTTCAGCATCAACAGCTTCTTCCACATCTTCATCCGATTCTTCGGTGTATTCCACCTCTGAGTCTTCGTCAGATGCTTCGACAACATCGTCATTCTCGTCTACGGGTTCTCCAGCAGGTTGGCCTTCATCGGCTCCGCTGTCATCACCCATCAGCCCAAGAAAGGCAGATGCCGCAGAATTTACATTTAATGGTTCACTCCCGTTAGGGTTGGTGTCATCCATAAGTCAGTCCAGTTATCAACAGAATCCGTCTGCTAACGGTTGCAACCCATACGGTTACAAAATCTTCCACTTCTTGTCCTTAATCTTGGAGTCAGCCGCTAGGCTTTCAATATGTCCCATGATTAAGTCAAGAGTCTTGATGACGGTGTAAGCACGTTCCCTTGCCTCTACATCGCCCTCATTAGTGCTTATTATGTCACTAATCTTTGAGTTTTTCAAATCATTGATGACTTCTGTGAAAAACTCGTCCTCTAGCAGTAGTTGAGCGCGTTCGCTTTTTAGCATCAATCCTCTTTCAGAAACAGGCCAGTAACAAAAAACTGCACAGAGCGCCACAAAAATGTTTTAGCTGTTTTGGCATTGCGCTTTGTCCCCGTGGCAAACCGAACAAAGTCCCTAAACTCGTCGTAATACTGGTGAGCCTCGCCAGACTTAATTGCGCGATTGCCGTAAAATCTGTATCCCCTACGGATTGATTCACCCCACCAGCGGTTATGCAAGGTCTTAACGCACCACACAACAGCCTTTTGTTTTTCTCGCTTTGTAAAGTTCCCGCTGTTTACGGCGTGCGTAGCTATAACACAACTGCCATCGCCATCGCCGCCGCCATCCCCAGAGGGCGCATCTACTGCATCAGGAGCCGTGGCTCCATCTGGGCCGTGACCCGAGCCTGATGCGGCGGCTTGACCTCCTATGCTGACATTGCCGCTTGATGCCGAGGCGTCCGCCGCCGCGTTTGCCGCCGCCGCCTCAGCGTAAGCCGCTTCAGCCGCCGCCTGTGACGCCGCGTCTGCCGCCGCCGCATTAGCGTGTCCCTCGCCGTATGCGATTGGATTGCCGCTACTATCAGTAACAACACCCCCAGAGCCGTCGGTGACAGAACCGCCGTAGGGTGCATCTGTGACGCCAGCCGCCGCTGTCTCTGATTCCGTCCAAGCATTCAAAGCGTTTTGAAGTGATTGCGCTTGCTGACTAGCAATTGCGGCAGGTGTACTTGCCTCTAAGTTGGCAATCAAAGCGCCTATTGGGTCTTGCGTGTTTAAGTTGGCTGATAACGTAGCCGCATAAGACGCAGGAACACCCATCTCTAGCGCAACGGATTGAACAGCCTCGCCCTTAGTCATACCAGAGGCAACATTAGACTCAATAGCATTGCTAATTGATGCCGCCGTAACCCCATATTCGTTAGCCGAATATGAGTTAGAGGTTTGACCAAGTTGGGCCGTCATTACTGCGTCTGTAATTGCTTGAACGGACGGGTCTGATACCGCGTCCATATAACCCACCATAGCGGCAGAGTCAGCAAAGTTACTAGCAAAACCAAGCGCGTTCTCCAAGCCTTCAGGCGTCTGTCCAAACGCCCCCATAAGCGCAGACGTGACTGGGTCAGCGGCTACGTTAGGCTGACCGCCCCAAGCCTCCATGTCCGCTTGCAAAGCGTTTGCGGCTGTTGCTCCGCTATACCCTTGTGCCGCCCCAAGCGCAAGACCAGCAAATGGAACCGCCCTACCAAACAACGACATAACGCTGTTAGGTACTTGGTTAAACAACCCAGAATACGGGTCATCCATCCACGCTTGGTTTCCAACATTACCAACCGCGCTCTCGCCCTCGCCGCCGTAAAGGTCTCCAGTCGAGATTTTGTTTACAACTTCAGATGGCAGTGCTTTTTGAAAACTAGCCAAATCAAAGTCGCCTTGCTTAAACCAAGACGGCGCAACGTTGCCGCCTAAATTCGAGCCAACTCCAGCAACGCTAGAACCATCATCAATAAATCTTCCAGCCCCATAACTACCTCCTGATTGTGTGAATGTCTGTGGAGTATATTGGCTTTGGATTGCCGCTAATATAGGGTCTAACCCTAATGCCTGTGGGTTCTGGCCTTGCACCGTCTCAGCACCTGCCATCGGGTTGGTTGTACCACCTGTGACAGTTACAGGAAAATATGATGCAAAGTTATCTGCCATAGTATTAGCCCGGAATCTCAACGTTAGAAGTAATGCCAGCGGCGACCTTAGAAGCCTTTATCTGCACTTCAGCCTCGAACTCTTGTTGCTTCATTTGCAGTTCAGCCACTAGCTTCTGGCGGTCAAAGTCCATCTGCGCGGCAAACTTCTCACGTTGGAGTTGCAAGTCAGCCGCCGCCTTTTCGCGTGCCAACTGAATGTCAGCCTGTGCCTTGGCTTGCTGGGTTTGCAGGTCAGCCTGCGCTTTAGCCTGTGACGCCTGAATATCAGCCTGCATCTTAGCCATAGCCGCCTGAGCCATTGGGTCGGCCTGCTGTTGCTGTGGAGGAGGGTTCTGCAATTGCTGATCCATCTCTGGAGGGATAGCCTTATAGAACTCAGCAGAGTCCTTGAAGCCTGCCGCCTCAACCATGCGACCAAGCGTGTTGCGGTACTGGGCAGGGCTGACGTAAGGGTTAGCCATTCCAAACGCACCAAGCAACTGCTCTTGCTTCTGCACAATCATACTCAGCATCGCCATTTGCTCTTGACGGTTGCCAGCGCCTAAGCCAACGTTCACAGATATATCGTACTCGGTCGCCCAAGTGCGCGGGTCGATGGGGATGTACTCGTTACGCAAACGAATGATGCGGTCTTTGTTCTGGTACTTAGTAACCAAGTGCATGATGCCTTTGAACAAGTCCTTAACACCCGTCTCAGCAAAGATGCGCGCAACCATCTCAATCTTGCCAGCACCAGCTTGTTGCATGGAGGCGACAGCCGCCGCAGTAACGTTTTGCAGGATGGCTGGGTCTAAGCCCTGAGACGCATCAGAAACACCTGTGCGCTTCGCCGCTGTCTGGTCTAAGTACTCCAACATCGGGAATGACTGAGACGCAATAGACTGCACATTTAACTGCTGTACAGCGCCCTGTGACTTGGCGCGAATAACGCCGCCTGCCGTACTGGTCAATAGGTCATCAAGGTTGACTTGACCTTCAACCGCCACCACTCGGGCATTGTTGGTCAAATACAGGTTATCCAACATCTGACGCAGGATAGTCGTCTTGATTAGCTGAATGTCTGTGGTGCGGTCAGCAAATGACTGCCCAAAGAACTTGTGAGGGATTGGAATCGGGCAAATGGAGTAGAACGGCACATAGTCCGTTTCTTCTTCGCTCAGAATTTCGTTGCCAGCGTAAAAGACTTGGCGCAACTCAGCAATGCCATCATCATCCATGTCAGCCCGGATGTAGCACTCGTAGACCTCAATGTCCTGCATCGCAGGGTCAAGGCTTTGGTTGTCTTCAGGCTGTTCGCTCTGCTCATAGCGGATAACGCGCTCTGGGTTGTAGGTCAACGTGTCGCCA